GTCAAGCTCTTCTCCGCCGACGAACCGGAGCGCCTCCGAGGCCCGCAGCACCACGGCGCATGGTGCGACGAGCTCGCCGCCTGGCGCTACCCGGCCGCCTGGGACCAGCTCCAGTTCGGCCTCCGCCTGATGACCGCCAGCCTCGAGCCCCGCACCGTCGTCACCACCACACCGAAGCCCACGAAGCTGGTCCGCTCGCTGGTCGACCGCAGCACCACCCACGTCACCCGCGGGTCCACGTTCGAGAACGAGGCGAACCTGGCGCCGGCCGCCCTCGAGGAGCTGCGCTCGCTGTACGAGGGCACCCGCATCGGCCGCCAGGAGCTGTACGCCGAGCTGCTCCTCGACACCCCCGGCGCTCTGTGGACGATGGCCATGCTCGACGCCGAAGGGGTGCGGGTCGACCACGTCCCCGACCTGGTGCGGGTCGTGACCGCCATCGACCCAGCGGTTACCTCCGGCGAGAACGCCGACTCCACCGGCATCGTCACGGTCGGCCAGGACCACGACGGCGACCTGTGGGTCCTCGCCGACGACACCACCAAGGCCAGCCCCGAGCAGTGGGCGAGCGTGGCCATCGGTGCGATGGACCGCCACGGGTCCGACCGCATCGTGGCCGAGGTCAACAACGGCGGCGACCTCGTCGAGTCCGTCCTCCGCGCCGTCGACCGCACCGTCCCCTACCGCAAGGTGACCGCCTCACGCGGCAAGCGGGTGCGGGCCGAGCCTGTGGCCGCGATGTACGAGCAGGGGCGGGTGCATCACGTCCGTGGCCTCGAGGACCTAGAGGCGCAGATGTGCTCATGGACGCCCGACGGTGGCCAGGGCTCACCTGACCGGCTCGATGCCCTGGTGTGGGCGTGCACCGAGCTCGGCCTGGGGAAGCGCCGCCGGCGCGGTGTGGTCGTGTCGGGGATGGCCGCATGAGCGCCCCGGCGAACCTGACCTGCGTGCGATGTGGTGACCCGGTGGCCATCGCTAACGACTGCGTCCGCGTCTACGAGCAGCCGGACGGGTCGCTGCGCGTGGCTCACGGCACCTGCCGGATGGACCGGCCGAGCATGAGCGCATCGGCCAGCAACCTCACGCCGATGCCTGGGAGCTACCGATGACCCCCCGCCAAGTCCGCACTAACCTCGCCCGCCGCGAGCGCCGCGACCCCGTCGCCGCCACCCGGAACAACACCTACCGGGGCATCGACCAGCCCCAGGTCACCGAGTGGAACGCCGACCAGGCCTTCCGTTACGGGGTCATGGCCAACGTCGTCGCCTTCCGCTGCATCCAGGTCTGGGCCGACGCCGCCGCCAAGTACCCCTTCCGTGCCGGCGCCACCCCACCCGACCGCCCGGGCGCCTCCGCCGACCACAACCCGAACGCCCGCCTCGCGCAGCTCCTCGGCCCCCCCACCCGCCGTGTCGGTGGCCGCATCTCCGGCCCCAACCCGGAGATGACCGGCCGCACCCTCCTCGCGTGGACCGCCGCGCAGCGCATCGCCACCGGCCGCAACGCCTGGGAGGTCGAGTGGACCGAGGCCCCCGGCCGCGGTCAGGTCGCCGCCCTGTGGCCCCTCCCGGCGTGCCACCTCGAGCCGATCCCCACCGCCGGCAAGGCAGCCCGCTACTACGCCGGGTTCCGCTACACCGCCGACCCGGCCAACGCCGTGGACCTCACCCCCGAGCAGGTGCACTACGGCTGGACGATGGGCGGCACCGACGTGCGCCAGCCCTACGCCCCGCTTCAGGCGTCGCGCTACGCCATCACCCTCGCGGTGATGGGCGACCGTCAGAACCTGGCGTTCCTCAAGAACGGGGCGGTCCCGGCGCACGTCATCACCACCACCGAGTTCGGGTCCGACGACGAGCGCAAGGCGTTCCGCGACGGGTGGAACGCCGCCTACCGCGGGCCCGACAACGCCGGCAAGACCCGCTTCCACGAGGTCGACGACCAGGGCGAAGGCCCCGTCGGTGACGCCATCGACATCCAGACCCTCGGCGTGTCCAACCGCGACAGCCAGTTCGTGCAGGCCCACCTCCAGTCCCTCAAGGAGATCGCGTGGGGCCTGGGTGTGCCGTGGTCGAAGATCGACGCCGCCGAGCGCACCTTCTCGAACGCCGAAGCGGAGGAGCGGGTGTGGCTCACGGAGCGGGTCGTCCCGTTCCTGGAGACCCTGGCCGACGAGATCAACCTGCGCCTGGCGCCCGCCCTCGGCTCCGAGGTCGGCTGGTTCGATCTGTCGGGGGAGGAGGCGCTGCGCCCCAAGCCGCGCTTCACCGCCAGCGATGGCGTGACCCTGTGGTCGGCGGGTCTGGCCACGACCGAGGAGGTGCGCGGCGAGCTCGGCCTTGACCCCGACGTGGAGATGCCCGCACTGGCCGCGGCCGAGGCGCCCCCGGCTCTGCCGCCCGCCCCGATGGCCGAGGTGCCCGACCCCGAAGATGCCCCCGAGGACGACGCCCCGCCGGCCCGCACCGCACCCGTGGCCGAGACCCGCGCACTGACCGCCGAGCAGCAGGAGCAGCGCCGCACCACCATCTGGCGCCGCAACGACGCCGCCCTCCGCGGCCTCGAAGCACGCTTCGCCCGCGCCTGGGCCGACTACTTCGCACGCCAAGCCAAGGCCGTCGTCGGCCAGCTCACCGGCAAGCGCACCGCAGTCCGCCTCACCGCCGCATCCCAGGCCCGCGAGCTCCGCGCCGACCTCGGCCTAGGCGGCCCCCTCGACCCCAGCGAGATCGCCCGGTGGCGTGCCGCCGCCCTCGACCTCGCCGACCTGATGCACACCGCCGCCACCACCGCCGGCGTCACCCGGGTCAACAACGCCTTCGGGGTGAGCTTCGACCTCGAGGCCCCGTTCGTGCAGGACTTCATCCTGGCCCGCGCCAACCAGCTCGCCGGCCAGGTGACCGACACCACGTACTCGGCCATCCAGCAGGCCCTCGCCGACGGGGTGGCGAACGGTGCCAGCATCGACGACCTGGCCGCCTCGGTCCAGGACGTGTTCAACGTGGCCTCCCGCTCCCGTGCGCAGACCATCGCCCGCACCGAGGTCATCTCGGCGAGCAACGGGAGCGCATCGTTGGCCGCTGCGCAGCTCCCCGCCGACGTGGCCGCCGGGCAGGAGTGGATATCCACCCGCGATGACCGCACCCGTGACGATCACGCCGACGCCGACGGGCAGGTCGTGGCCATGGGCGCCCCCTTCGACGTGGGCGGCGAGCCCCTGCTCTACCCCGGCGACCCCGGTGGCGACGGCGGGAACGTCATCAACTGCCGCTGCACCGTGGCGTTCCTCACCCCGAAGGACATGGAGGCAGCGGGCCGCTCCCGGCCGGTGCGCACCGTGCCTCTGACCGTGGCCCGCCTCGCGCTGCGCACCCTGCGCGCCGGGGACACCTTCGACGCCGGCGAGTTCCGCCGCACCCTCATGGAGGCAGCATGACCACCGAGAACCGAGGCCACGTCCGTGGCGAAGTCCGCGCCGTCGCCGACGACGGCACCATCGAAGTGCTGGCCGTCGCCCACGGCATCACCGACGACTACGGCACACAGTTCCAGCGGGGCACCTTCACCGAGTCGCTCGAGGAGCGCCTCCCCGTCATCGCATGGGCGCACTCGTGGGACGAGCCGATCGGCAAGCCGATGGCGGCGAAAGCGATCCCGGAAGGGCTCGCAGTCGACGGCGAAATCTACCCGAAAATGTACGAGGGGGCATCGGTCGCTGAAGGGATGCGGCGAAAGGTCTACCAGGAAGCCTCGATCGGCTATTACGTCGACGAATGGGAACAACTGAGTTACGAAGCCTGCGTGAAATACTGGGCGTCGAAGGGTTACGCCCCTTCGATTCAGGACCATCAGCGCGCGGCCGGTGGCGTGGTACTGCTTAAGAAAATCCGGCTGGAAGAGGTCGCAATCTGCATCCGGGGAGCCAATTCGCAAGCGAGGGTGACGGGCGTGAAAAGTGCATTTCGGAAGCTGTTCGGCCGCATGTTTTCGGCCCCCGAGAAGTCCGCTGCCGAAGCGGTGAAGAAAGCCCCGGAGATCGACCAGAAGGCCGTCGACGAGCTGGTGGAATCGCTCGTGTCGGCGTGCCGTGCCGCGATCGTGGCCGAGATCACGAAGCAGGCTGCGATTACGGCAAACGAAGTCAATCCGAAAGTCTCCCAAGACGAGACCGGAGCCCCTGACGACGCGGCCGACGAGGACGCTGATCTGGTGGCCGTGATGGCTCAACTGGACGAACTCGACACCGAAGACGACGACTTCTAAGGGGGCAAAGTGGATAAGAATAATCCGCAGTACAAGGCCATCGTGGCCGAGCTGAAGGAAAAGAAGGAAGCGGCCCGCGATCTCCAGTCGCGGATCGAAGCGGACACGGCCACGGCCGAACACCGCAAGACCTTTCGCCAGGTAGTGAAAGAGATCACGGACCTTTCGGCGAAGCGTGAGAACTTCCTCACGTCGGAGTCGATGGCCCAGTTCAAGGCGATGGAAGCGGGTGCCCGCAAAACGCGTGGCTTCAACCCGGCTGCCGTCTCGAACGGCAAGCGGTTCACGAACCTGGGCGCGGTGGAAACCGAAACCGAGACAG